GAGCGGCGCTATGCGTAACTTCCCCGCCTTACGGGGTTGGCAAGGAATACGAGACGAAAGGGATCGAGGCGTGGTTTGCGACGATCAAGCCCGCCATCGCTAACATATGCCGGCATGCTCGGGTAGTCTGCTGGAACATAGGCGATCTATATTCAACCGGCTCGCAGTTTATTGAGCCGACCAGCATGTATTCCATGCAGATGTTCGCGGAGCACGGCTTCAGGCCGTTATGGGTGCGTATATGGAAGAAGCAGGGCATGAATTTCGGCGTCGGTCCCTACCATCTGGCGAGCAACAAGCCGGTCCAGCAGTATGAGCACATCGCGTGCTACGGCACGGAGGAGGAGCCGCCGGAGACGTCGGAATACGCCTGGCTTACGGCGTTTGCTCCGCACGGCCATAAATTCGTCAAGCGGCTGTCAAAGCAGGAGCGGCGCGAATGGGGCTACGCGGGCATATGGGAAATAAACACGGTGGCGGCGAACAAGGAGCACCCTGCTATGTTCCCCGTGGAGCTCCCTTGGAGATGCATCAAGATGCACAGCGACGAAGGCGACGCGGTGATTGATCCGTTCTGCGGGAGCGGCACGACCATGATCGCGTGCGAGCAGCTTGGACGGGCATGCTACGGCATAGAACTCGATCCGGTGTATGTGGACGTGGCGATAAAGAGATGGGAGGCGTTCACGGGCGGCAAGGCGGTGAAGGCGCATGAGCAGGAGGCCTAAGCCGACGGCGCTGAGGCTCATCGAAGGAAACAAGGGCAGGAAAAAGATAAACGCCAACGAGCCGAAGTACAAGAACGCGCTTCCGGATCCGCCGCCGATACTGGACGAAACGGGTCTCCTCGAATGGGAGCGGGCGGGGCGCATCCTTCTGGATTTCAGGGTGCTGACGGAAGCGGACTATGCGTGCTTTGCGGCGTACTGCTTCTCGTATCAGGAATGGATACGGCTCTGCAGGATCATACGCGAAAAGGAGCTCGGCGCGGTGATACAGAAATCGCCGAACGGGATGATGATGGAAAGCGCGATCAGCACCGCCGCCAGCAAGTATTACAAGCAGATGATAAAGGCGGCCGTGGAGCTCGGGCTCACGCCGTCGAGCCGCACGAAGATCAGTGCGGACAACACGGGGACGCTCAGTCCCTTTGAGCGGGAGATGTTCGGATGTTAAAGGCTGAGACGGTACATCAATACGCCCGGGACGTTACGGCCGGGAAAATCGTCGCGGGGCGGCGCGTGCGTCAGGCGTGCCTGCGGCATCTTCGGGATATGGAGCGGCAGGGCACGCCTGATTTTCCGTATGTGTTCGACGCCGCGCTTGCCGAGCGGTTTTTCAAGTTCAGCCAGCTGTGCCGCCACGTCAAGGGGCTGCTGGCGGGGCAGCCCATAGTGCTGTCCGACTTTTGGGCGTTCGTTTGCGGCTCGCTGTTCGGGTGGGTGCATATGGACACGGGGAAGCGGCGCTTCAAAAAAGGCTACGTCCGCGTGGGGCGCAAAAACGCCAAATCCACGATCTGCTCCATCATCGCGCTGTACGGCCTGTGCGCGGACCGTGAGATTGGCGCGGAGATCTACTGCACGGCGACGAAACGCGAGCAGGCGAAGATCGTATTCGACGACGCGTGCGCCATGGCGGCGGCTTCGCCGGACATAAAAAAGTGGGTCAAAATCGGAAAGAGCAGGATATACAACCCGTTCCTCGGCGGCAAAATCGAGGCGCTGTCGAAGGACACGAAAACGCTCGACGGACTGAACCCGCACATCGCCATCATCGACGAATACCACGCCCATCTGACCTCGGAGATGTACGACGTCATCGCGTCGGGCATGGGGCAGCGTGCGCAGCCGCTCCTGCTGGTCATCACGACCGCGGGGTTTTCGCTGTCGTCCCCATGCAAGGTGGAGGACGAGTATGCCGAGCAGGTAATAGAAGGCACGCTCGTGAACGAGAATTACTTCGCCGTCATAGCGGCGCTGGACAGCGAGGACGAGATCGGCGACGAGGCGATGTGGATCAAACCGAACCCGCTGCTCGCTTCGACCGAACAGGGCATGGAATACCTGCGCGGCGAGCACCAGATGGCGCGCGACGTGCCGGAGAAATGGCGCAATTTTATAACGAAAAACATGAACATGTGGCTCGCGATGCGCGTCGACGGCTACATGGACATGGAGGCGTGGGAACGCTGCAAAGGCGTGCTGCCGGACGACCTCACGGAATGCGTCGTCGGTGTGGACTTGTCGGCGAAGAACGACCTGACCAGCATCACCTTCGAGTTCAAGCGCGACCGCAGGTACTATATCCACTCGCATTCGTTCATGCCGAGGGAGCGGTTTGAGCGGGCTATGCGGCAGGACAAGGTGCCCTACGACCTGTGGGAGAAGCAGGGGTGGCTGACGGTGACGGACGGGGCGATCGTGGATTACCGCGCGATCACGGCGTACATACAGGAGGTGGAGCTCGGGCGCGGCTGGGTCATACGCGAGATCGCGTTCGACCCGTACAACGCCACACAGTGGGCGACGGAAATGCGCGACGCGGGATATGTGGTGGTGCAGATCCGGCAGGGCATACCTACGCTCGGCGCCCCGACGTCGGATTTCCGTGACCAGGTGCTCGCGGGGAACGTCGTACACGAAGGCGACCCGCTGCTGTCGTGGGCGTTCTCGAACTGCGTCACGCGCACGGACGCGAATTTGAACATCATGCTCGACAAGAGCAAGGCGCGGGAGCGCATAGACCCCGCGGCGGCGACGATAGACGCGCACGCGCGGGCGATGGTGTGGGAGGAACACCCAGACATAAACAAGATAATCAAGTCCGGGAGATGGAGCTTATGAAGCAGAAAATACGAAAGATATTTGCCATATACCTCGACGACCTGCTTATACTGGCGGGCATCGGCTGCCTGAGCGGCGGCGGGTTTACGGTGCACGCCTGCGCGGGGCTGGGGCTTCTCGGCGCGGGGCTGATATGGCTCGGCATACTCGCGGCGCGGGGCGGTGTGCGCAGATGATAGCGCGCCGCGGGCTGGTCAGCCTGAAAAACGAGACGATGCTGACGCTGACGTCGACCGAGGGCTGGTTCGATATATTCACGCAGCCGCCGGACGCAGTCACGGCGGATACCGCGCTGCAGATATCCCCCGTCCATGCCGCCGTCAGGGTGGTTTCCGATTCGATGGGGAAGCTGCCGGTGCATGTGTTCAGGGCGACAAGCAAAGGGCGTGAAGTCGACCGGGAGCATCCGCTGAATTATCTGCTGAACGTGCGGCCGAACGAAGCCATGACGCCGATGATGCTCAAAAAGGCGGCGACCGCGTGCCAGATGCTGTACGGGAACGCGTATATCGCCGTGAGGTACAACGCCCGGGGCAAACCGCAGGAGCTGCTGCTCATGCCGAGCGACGGCGCGGTAATCGAGCGCGACGAGAACGGCGCTCTTTTTTATATCTTCACCGTGAACGGCGTACAGCGTCGGCTGTCCGGGCATGAGGTCATACACATCCCGTGGATAACTACGGACGGCATCGTGGGCAAAGGGCTGGTGCAGTACGCGAAAGAAACGATCGCGACGGACATCGCGGCGCAGAAATTCGCCGGGAAGTTTTACAGGAACGGCGCCCGGCCGTCGGGTATCGTGGAAGTCCCGACCGAGATGGAAAAGGAGAGCAAGGACATCGTGCGAGGCGAATTTGAGCGTATGGTGTCCGGCGTAGACAACGCTTTCCGCGTCGCCGTGCTCGACCTCGGGATGAAGTATACGCAGCTGGGGCTGCCGCAGAGGGACGCGCAGTTCATAGAGAGCCGTGGTTTTTCCGTCGAGGAGATTGCCCGGTTCACGGGCGTGCCGACGTACAAGCTGCAGACCGGGAAACAGAGCTACCAGAGCAACGAGCAGCAGGGGCTGGATTATGTGACCAACACGCTGCAGCCGATCGTGACGCAGTGGGAGCAGGAGCTCGGGTACAAGCTGTTCCTTGAGCGGGAGCTTCGGGCGGGATATTATCTGCGGTTCAACCTCGCCGCGGAGATGCGCGGCGACAACGAGAGCCGGGCGAGATATTACGAGATGATGCTCCGCAACGGCATATACTCCATAAACGAGTGCCGGGCGCTCGAGGAAATGAACGAAATCGAAGGCGGCGACGAGCATTTTATCACGCGCAACTACACCACGCTTAAACAGGCCGTCGCGGGCGGATCCGCCGCGAGCGGCAAGCCTGGAGCCGGTGAAAAAGGCGCGGTTGAGGAAGGAGTGAAACAATGAACGGGCAACCGAAGAAGTTCTGGATTTTCAACGAATTGAGCGAAGCGCAGGCCGAGCTTTTTTTGTTTGGCGTGCTGTCGAACGAGACGTGGTTGGGCGACGAGGTCACGCCGAAGCTGTTCGCAGACGACCTCAAGGCGCTTGGAAGCGTCAAGGAAATAATCGTGCGCATCAACAGCCCGGGAGGCGACGTGTTCGCGGCGATCGCGATCAGCGGGATGCTGCGCGACAATCCCGCGAGGATAATCGCGCAGGTGGACGGGCTATGCGCGTCGGCGGCGACGCTGGTGATGGCTAACGCCGACCATGTCCGCGTATCTCCGGAGAGCCTGATCATGATACACGACCCGATGAGCTGTGCGTCGGGCACGGCCGAGGATATGGACAAGGCGGCGGCTTTCCTGCGGAAGGCAAAGGAGAACATGCTCGACGTCTACGAACGGCGCACCGGCATCGGCCGCGCGGAGCTCTCGCGGATGATGGCTGAGGAGACGTGGATGAACGGCGCGGAAGCCGTCAACCTGAAATTCGCAGACGAACTGACCGAAAGCGCCGCGGGCGCCGCGGCACGGTTCACGGCGGCTTCGTGGAGCATGGCGGAGCTTCGGGCGTCCGTCGCCGCAAAAATGAAGAAGCCGGAAGTTATCGACAATCAAAAGCTCGACGCTGAAAAAGCAGCCGTGGAGCTTGAATTACTCAAATTATTTTAGGAGGTAAACGACATGAACAAAATCATTCGCGAGCTGCGGGACCGGAAGGCCCGTCTTGTGGACGAGGCGCAGCAGCTTATCGCCGACGGTAAAATAGCCGAGGCGAAAGCCAAAAACGCCGAGATCGCGTCCATCAACGACCAAATCGAGGCGATCGAGAACCTCGAGGCGGAGTCTGCCCGGAACAGCAAAACCAAACAGCTGACGCAGGAGGAGATCGACGCCAATAAAGCGGCGGACATGACCAAGGCGGAAAAGGTGGAAGCCATCCGGAAAACTCCGGAGTACCGGAACGCGTGGATACATGCCATACGCAACCATGCGACCATTAAGGACATCATGACGATGCCCGGGTACGCTCCGCTGAAGAACGCCCTGACCGAGACCGGCGGCGACCCGGTCGGCGAAGACGGAGGGTTCCTTGTGCCCGTCGAGTTCGACAACCTGATTTGGACTCTGCGCAGGGACTATACGGCGCTGGCGGATCTTGTAACGGTCGAGACCGTCAACGGGCTGACCGGATGGCGCGCCGTAGAAAAATCGGCGCTGACCACGGGGTTTGCGGATCTGACCGAGGCGCAGCCGATACCCCCCGCGACCGAGCCGAAGTTCGTCAAGGTGCCGTATACGCTGAAAGGATACGGCGGGCTGATCGAGGTATCGAACGACCTTTTGAACGATTCGCCGGTCAACTTGATGCGCTATCTCGCCAACTGGTTCGCCCGGAAATCCGTGCTGACCGAGAACGCGCTGATCCTCGGGATACTCAACGCGCTTACGGCCGTGGCTTATGACAGCACGAAGAAGATCACGCCGCTCAAGACGGCGCTGAACAAGACGCTCGATCCGGCCATCAGCAGGAGGGCGGTCATCCTGACCAACCAGTCCGGGTTCGATTATCTCGACCAGCAGGAAGACAGCACCGGCAGGCCGCTTCTGCAGCCTGACCTCACGAACCCGACGCAGTATAAGGCGCTCGGCCGTCCCGTCGTTGTTCTGTCCGACGCGCTGATGCCGAACACCGGGTCCGGCAAGTTCCCGCTGTTCGTGGGCGACTTTAAGGAGTGCATCGACATGTTCCGCAGGGGCGCTTTGGAGATGGCTTCGACGAACGTAGGCGGCACGGCTTTCGTCAACGCGACCACGCTGGTGCGCGGCATAACGAGGCTGGACGCCGTGCAGATCGACGCGTCCGCGGTGTGCGCGATGCAGATCGGCACGGTCGGCAGCTGATGAGCAAAGGCCATGAGGGCGCGGTTTCCCGCGCCCTCGCCTGCATGGGGGTGAGCGTATGGGATTGATGCTGCAGCCTCCGAGGCCGGCAAAAGCTGCGCCTGCGGATGTGAAAAAACCGGTCCGGCCGCCGAGGCCGAAAGAGGAAAGCGAGGTGAAGCCCCGTGGCGGTAGTGACGTTGAAGCAGGCGATGGACAGGCTGCGGATTGAAGAAGGCGTGCACCCCCGAGACCTTGAGAGGACGATCGCGGCGGCCGAGGCTTTCGTCGCGGCGGCCATCGGGCGAAAGCTCGATCCGAACAGGCCGCTCGACGTGGAAGCCGTACTGATGCTGGCGACGGCGTGGTATACCGCCCCCGATGGGAGCTCTGAAATGCAGGGCGCGGCGATCCGTGCGTTCACGGCTGTAATAAAGCAGCTGAAGTATGCCGCCCCTGAGGAGGCGACGTGATGGCTGACAAAGCGGTCAACCCGGGCAATTATAACCGGCGCGTAACGTTCCAGAAGCGCACGGAGATCGTGCGCCCGGGCGGCGACAATCAGATCGTGTGGTACACGGACGACGCGTTCGACGTGTGGGCGAGCGTCGCCCCTATGACGGGGCGCGAATATATATTCGCGGGAGCGATGGCGTCTCCGGACATCATCCGCGTGCGGACGTGGTACAGGGCGGACGTCAACGCGCAGGATTACCGGCTCGTGTACAACGGCAAGGTGTTCAACATCGAGACCGTCATCGACGTGGGCGCGGCGCACCGCGAAATGGAGCTCGTATGCACCGAAGAATCCGGCGCGGCGGCTGCGTCCGAGCGCCCTGCGATGTGAGGGGGCTATGAGGATAACCACGCAGACTCACGGCTACGAGCAGATCGAAAAGATGCTGCGCGATATCCAGTCCGGGCGCGATGCTTATGAGGACGCGGCGCTTATAGCCGGAGCGCAGGTGTTTGAAAAGGCGCTGGCGGCGCTGCCCGCTCCGCGCTCGAAGGGCAAAAGCAGGAACCCGAAGGGGCACATGCTCGACCACGCGAGGCATCTCGCGCCGGCGGTTATGGGCGCGGCAAGAGGCATCGAGGCGGGCATACAGCTGCGGCGCGGCGACGGGTTCGCTTACGCCCCGATCGTCGACCGGAAGAAGCCTTTTTTCATCGAGACGTTCAACGCGACTGCGGACCGGCAGCTTGACGCCATGCAGGCGGAGATCAGAAAGGGGCTTGGTGTTTGAATGGTTGATGTCAGGACGGCTACGGCCGAATATCTGAAAAACGACGCGGCGGTGTCCAGTATCGTAGGCGACGCGGTTTACCTTATAACCGCGACCGACGTTAACAGGTATCCGAGGATCGTACTGCGCGAGGTGGCGAACGCCGCGGCGCCCCGCTTTGACGGCAAGGGGCATGAAGGCATGGTGGACCTTCGCGTGTGGTTCTGGACGAAGACTTACGACCACTTTTTCGCGCTCGGCGAGGCTATCGACGAGGCAATGACCGGCGACAAGTGGGCGCGGGTCAGCGTTACGGAAGACAATTACCTCGAAGAACACTCGGTTTTCGAGAAGTCCTTCGTATACCGGAAGAAATTCTTCCGGCCAAATAAAATTTAAGTGAGGTGTGAATTATGGCACAGGTAGTACAACCGGGAACGAGCCTGCGCGATTTTGTGATGTCGAAAATCACGGTCGATCCGGTGACCGGACGCCCGGCGTACGGCGAGCCGGAGCGTATCCCTTACGCCCGGACGCTCGGGTACGACGAAGGCGTAAAGACCGCCACGCAATGGGGCGACGGCAAGCCCGTGTTCATCAAGAGGAAGCGCGGCGACGTGGAAATCAATCTCGAAGTCGCGGGCCTTTCGATGGAACAGGAAGCCAGCATGTTCGGAGCGGCGAAAGACCCGGTAACGGGCGTCGTTACCGAAAACGTGAACGACACGCCCCCGTGGTACGCGCTCGGGTGGATCGAGGAGCTCGCCGACGACCATATACGCGGCTACTGGTGTCTGTGGGGCGAGTTCGAGCCTGCGGGCGAAGAATACGAGACCTATCAGGGCGAGATATCTTTCAAGGCGCGCAAGGTCAAGTTCAAGGGTATCCCCCGTCCCATCGACGGAGCTCTGCGGCTGAAAGCCGACGAGAACGAGCTGCCGAGCGGCGCGTCGCTCGAAAACTTTTTTACGGCGGCGACGCTGAACGGCTCGCTGCCGGCGGAGGGATGACGTATGCCGGTCAGCAGCGCTGATTTAAAAATGAAGCCCGTGCCCATTGTGCTGGATAGGCCGCGCAACATACTGTACACGCTTTACGGCTTGAGCGAGCTTCAGGAGGCGGTCGGCTCTTTTGACGCGCTGATGGAGCGGCTTCAGGGGAAAGAGCCGCGGTTCAAAGACGCGTGCTTCCTGATTTGGGCGGGGCTGATCCATGAGGACGACACGCTGACGCCGAAACAGGTGGGCAACATGGTGGGGCTGGGCGAGATGCGCGAGGTGCTTAAAAAGGCGATGGACGCTTTTATGGCGGCGATGCCCGACGCGTCCCAAAGCCCTACCGAAGCCGCACCGGCGCAGGGATGAGCGGCGGCGGGATACAGGACGACGACATCGCCGTCCTGTATTTCTACGCGACGCAGGTTCTGCGGGTGCGGCTCGACGAGGCGTGGCGGCTCACGCCCCGGTTTATTTCTTCGATGGCAAGGCTGCGGAATAACCACATGCCGGGAGAGGGATGAAAATGGCGAGATCCGAAACACTGAGCGTGCGCATGCTGCTTGACGAGGGCGGTTTCAGCGCGACGCTCAGCGAGATAACAAAACGGCTGAAAGAAAACAAACTCGAATATGGGCTTGCTTCGTCGGCGGCGAGGGCTTACGGTTCGTCGGCCGACGAACTGAAAGCGAAAGCCGAATACTTGTCCGCGAACATAGCGGAGCAGAAGCGCAAGGTGGACACGCTGAGGGAGGCTTTTGAAAAGGCCAAGCAGGAAAAAGGCGAGGATTCCGCCGTGACGCAGAAGCTCGCGGAGGACGTGAAGAAAGCGGAGACCGTTCTGAACGACATGACGGCGGAGCTGCGGCATACCAACGAAGCCCTTGATGACAACGCGAGGAAGGCGAAAGAAAGCGGCGACGCAGCTGAGAAATCGCGCGAGGGATGGGACAAGTTCGCGTCGGGGCTGCAAACGGCTGCAAAAGCGGCCGGCGCGGCGCTCGCGGCCGTCGGAGCGGCGGCGGGGGCGGCGGCGACCGGCATGTTCAAAATAATAAGCGGCGCCGCGGAAGCGGCGGACGGGCTTCTCACGATGTCCCAGCAGACGCATATTTCGGTGCAGCAGCTGCAGAAGCTCAAGTACGCCGAGGAGCTTGTCGACGTCCCTCTCGAGACGATGACGGCGAGCATGGCGAAGCTCGTCCGCTCGATGAGCAGCGCGGAGCAGGGCAACAAACAAACTGCGTCGGCGTTCAAGCAGCTCGGCGTGTCGGTCGAGGACGCCAACGGGAACCTCAGGGACAACGAAGAGGTTTTCTACGACCTTATCGACGCGCTGGGCAAGGTGCAGAACGAAACCGAGCGGGACGCTCTTTCCATGGCCATATTCGGCAAAAGCGCGCAGGACTTAAACCCGCTCATCGAGCAGGGGAGCGCGAAGCTCCGCGAGCTTGGTGACGAAGCCGTTCGTACCGGATACGTGATGGGCGACGACGCCGTGGAGAAGCTCGGGCAGTTCGACGACACGATGCAGCGCATAAAGAACCAGCTGACCGGAGTCAAGCAGGCGCTCGGCGTCGCTTTCCTGCCGTTCGCGCAGAGCATAGCGGACAAGGTGCTTCCTTATATCAAGCAGTTTGCGGATGTGATCGCCTCGTCCAACGGCGACATCGCGAAGTTTGCCGACGGGGTGTCGGGAATGCTTGTGCAGGGTTTGAACGACCTCGTAAAAGCCCTTCCGGGCGTGATAAAAGGGGTCACGTCCGTATTTTCGTCGCTTCTGCAGGATATAAACAAGATCATGCCGCAAATATTGCCGGTCATCATACAGGCGGTGATGGACATCGCGAAATGCATCATCGACAACATGCCGATGCTCGCCGACGCGGGCATAAAAATCATTTTGGCGCTGATACAGGGAGTGGCGGCGGCGTATCCGGAGCTGATACCGGCGGCTGTCAATGCGGTACTGCAGATAGTGCAGGCGCTGTTAGCGAACCTCCCGCTTCTCATCGACGCGGGGCTGAAAGCGATCCTCGCGTATATACAGGGGCTGATGGCGGCTATCCCGCAGATCGTCGCCGCGCTGCCGAACATAATACAGGCGCTCATCGGCGGACTGATGGCGGCTATCCCGCTGGTACTGCAGAGCGCTGCGCAGATCATACAGGCGCTGATCAACGGGCTTATGGCTTGCATACCTGTGTTGATAGATTCGATACCGGTTATCATAACGGCTATTATACAAGGCCTGATCAGCGGGCTGCCTAACATAATTGCGAGCGCGCTTTCGATCATAGACGCGCTTATAACCGGGATAATACAGGCGCTGCCGGTGCTTATACAGGCGATACCCGATATAATCCTTGCAATCATACAGGGGTTGATTGATAACTTGCCGACGCTGATCGCAGCGGCGCCTAAGATCATCATCGCGCTTATCAACGGTATTGGGCAAAATTTGTGGCGGCTCATCGAGAATGCGCCGAAGATCATATTAGCGATCATAGAAGGTATCGGGACGGCGCTATGGAAGCTCGTTAAAAAAGGTGAAGAGCTTATCGGATCAATCTGGTCCGGTATCAAAGGCGCATGGGAGGACGTCAGGAAGTGGTTCGCGGACACGATCGACGGGCTTGGGAAATGGTTCTCGGGGCTGTGGAGCGGCTTCGTGAAATGGGGCAAAAACATAATCGACGGCATACTGTCCGGCCTCAAGGACGCATGGAACGCGGTGAAGAAATGGTTCGAGGACGCGTGGAAATGGATTTCGGACGGATGGAATAAATTCTGGGGCATACATTCGCCTTCGCGGCGGATGATGAACGTCGGCAGGAACATCGCGCTCGGGCTGGGCGAAGGTTTCGGCGAAGCCATGAAAAGCGTGCGCGGCCTGATGGGCAGGGAAATGGACCGAGTGGGCAGCCTGCTTGACATAGGGGGCGGCGCCTTAGCGGCGGATGCGGCGGCGCCCGCCGCCCGGGCCGGCATGGCGTACAACCAGACGCTAAACATCACCATCAACGGGCAGGCCTCGCCGATCGAGATCGCGCGGCAAATCGAGCTGCAAAGCCGGCTGCTGGCGCTTCAGTTTTAGGGGGTGTGAGATTGAGAAAGCTCATTTTCGTGAATGCGCTCGGCAAGAGCGTCGCTTTCAACGACTACGGGCTGTTCATCGCCACCTCGATAACGGGGCTCGGCGATATACCGGTTGCAAACGAAACGCAGAAAGCGCCCGGACAGGACGGCGCGACGTGGCTCGACGCCGTATTCGACACCCGCATGATAACCGTAGAAGGCGTTATCAATACGAAGGGCGGCGAGGATGCGATATATGCGGCCCGCGCCGCGCTGGCATCGATACTGAATCCGAAAAACGGCTGCGGGACGCTGACGTATTACGGCGGCGGCAAGGTGGTGCGGATGATCAGAAAGGCTTTGCCGTACCTGCCGTCTTTCCCGCAGCGCGAGGACAACGCTCAAGGTTTTCTGGTGCGGTTCGAAGGCATAGACCCGTACTGGTACGAGACCAGCTATACAAAACTTGATCTCGGCGGATGGACGGGAGGCCTCGAATTCCCCTCCGAGGGCGGAGCGGAGACGGGGATAGAGTTCCCGGTCGTCGGCGGCGTCGAAACGGGCATCGAGTTTGAAGTCCAGGCATCCAACGCGCAGATATACCTGCACAACGTCGGCGACGAGGACACGCCTGTTGAGATATGGATGCGGGGCGCCATGGCGCAGGCTATCGTGACGAACGAGACCACGGGAGAGTGCATCCGGGTGAACCGCGCGATCGCGTCAATCTAGAAGGTTTCGACCAGCACCGAGAAAGGAAACAAAAAGGTTCTGCTTACAAACCTCGACACGGGCGAAGTGATGAACGCCTTCGGGTATCTCGACCGCACTTCGGTATTCTGGCAGCTGGTGCCCGGCGCCAATCTGGTGAGCTACGACCCGGCGGGGAGCGGGCTCGGCACCAAGGTTACCGTGCAGTTCCGCTGCCGCTATGTGGGGGTGTAGGGCATGATGAAGCCTTTGCGAGTCACCGGCGGCACGGACTTCGAGCTTCTGGGCGAGATCGACGAATACACGTCGCTTCGATGGACACGGCGATGGCAGAAGCCCGGAGAGGCGGAGCTGACGCTGAATTACAACATGCCGTATGCGGACCTTCTCGTGCGGGGCAACATCCTCGAATACGGAGACCTCACGGCCATCATAGACAACATCGAGTTAAAGCAGGACGCCGGGGGCAGAGGCAAGGAAACGCTGACCGTCCGGGCGAGATCGACCGCGTGCATAATCGGGCGGCGCATCACGAAGCCGCCCGTGGGCGAGGCGAACGACACGGCGTCCGGAGCGGCCGAGACTGTGATGAAGGCGTTTGTAAGCCATAGCTTCGAAGGTGTCGCGGGGTTCGCCGTCGCGCCCGACCGCCAGCGCGGCGTGCAGACCGCGTGGGAGACCCGCTACGATCCGCTGGATGCCCTGCTGGAGCAGATGAGCATTGTAACCGGACTCGGGTGGGACGTCCGGATGGACGCGGAAGCGGGGCTGTTCGTCTTTGAGGTGCTCGAGGGCGTGTCCCGCGTGGAAGGCTCCGGCTCGCCGGTGATATTCTCGCCGGACTACGACAACCTGAAAGTGGTCGGTTATGCGGAAAGCGACCGGGATTATCGGAACGTCGCCTTCGTAGGCGGTCAGGGCGAGGGCGCGGAGCGTACCATCGTTACCGTCGCCGCCGGAGACCCGGCAGGACTTGAACGGCGCGAGATATTCGTCGACGCGCGGGACATATCGGCGGTGGGAGACCTGACGCGGCGCGGCCAGCAGGCGCTCGCGCAGTATCCTCTCCGCCGCACGATGAGCGCGGAGATACTCACAAAGAGCACGACCGAGTACAGGAAAGACTGGGATCTGGGCGACGTGGTCGTCGTGCAGAACACGGGCTGGGGCGTTTCGATGGACGCACAGATCATCGAG